GGGCGTTTCAAGGTTATTTTGGGTGAGCCTATCCAGGTGGACGCCCGGGACGTTGTGACATTGCCGAAAGAATTCGGGGTGCGGGACGGGAGCGGAAACTTCGTCCAACCGACGCCTCCGATTTTAGAGGTCAGGCCTGTATTTTACCGTGGCCGGCACGATTATACTGTAATCATTATGGGATAAAAATGGCTAAGAATTCAATAAAGATAGATATCAAGGGCATAAAAGAAATGAAGCGACTACTCCGGCGGGCTGGAAAACAGATGCCGATGGTCCTTGGCGGAGCCCTGTTTCGATTTGCTGAGGAACAGATCGCATCACCGGCCAAGAATACCTATGTGCCTGTTGTAACGGGTGCCCTCAAAAGTTCGATTAACACACAGCTCCCGGTCAAGTTGGGGCGTGATATCGTTGTAAAAATAGTGGCTGGGGGTGCGGCGGCACCATACGCCCTAGCGGTACACGAAAATCCACGATCCGGGAAAACAGGCGGCCTGAGTCCAAGCGGAAAGAAATATGGACCACGGCCAGGGCAGACCCGAACCTTCAGCACCGTTGGAGGTTTTAAATATCTTGAGACTCCTGCTATGATTGCGGCGTCGAATCCCGGGCCTCTGATTAACGACATCCGGGAAGAAGTAGAGGCACTCTATCGTGGGTCTCGCTGAGGACATAAGCGATCTCCTGACCACCGGTGGGTTCAGCAGCACCGTCCATATCGGTGACTTATTTGCCAGGCCGAATTCGGCACTAGGCGTGGTTCAGACGGCAGGATTGTCTACGATTCGGGCGATGGGCCGGGCGGAACTGGAGCAGACACAAGTCCAACTCCGGGCGAGGGCAAAAAGCTATCAGGACGCCAGCACGATGATGTCGTCGGCCCACGGGATACTGGACGGCATGAACGAACGACTCGTGAATTTCAGGTCTTATAAATGGATCGAAGCGATTCAAACGCCATTTTATATTGGGCAGGATGAGGAAGATAGGAGGATATTTTCGTGCAACCTGAAAGTGATCCGAAGCGCATCGACATAGATCTCGTCGTCCGACATATCAATGTTACACGGGAGGCATTGAGGCTGGCGATGATGTCGTTTGAACTGGCCGTGGAAGCAATGAATGTCGGCCAGTCGCCGGATCAAGAATGTCGGCATATCCACAAAATGCCGATGGACACAATGGGTTCAACGAAGGGGCTTTATTTTTGCCATGACTGTAAGACAATGATTCAAGAACTGCCGCAGGAAATTGATCCGCGGCTACAACGCGAGGGGGTTCAAAATGGGTGATCCAATTATCATGACCAATGCTTTGGTAGCGGTTGGAACGGGAACGGCCAGTGCCGATCGGGACATCTCCAATCGGTTGCGATCGTTGACCTGGAGCAAAGAGTACGAGGACCACGACGTGACCACGATGGGATCCACCCAGAGAGTCCACGCCCTTGGCCTGTTTGACTCGAACTTCGAAGCCGAATTGCTTCAGTCGTATTCCACGGCTGACGGGGGAGAAAACATTGACGATCTTGTCAATACGTTGCAGGATCTCTCGGCGACGGGCAATTCGTTCCTGCTCCGGTTCCGACCGGTCAGCGGGAACAAATCCGCGTCGAATCCCGAGTACAGCATGCTGGCCAAACTGGCTGCCGGGACCATCGTGGATGGAGAAGTCGGATCTCCACAGATGCAACCACTGAAATTCTTGGCTGCCGGGGATATCACGCGATCCGCAGTAACAAGCTAACGGCTGACCATTGTAATGACTAATGGCCGACCATGGCCCAAAATAAGGAGACATCATGGAATCGCTAAAGGAACGTCTTGCGAAGCGGGCAGACCTGACTAACAAGGAAATTGAATGTTACGGGGAGAAGTTCAAGATCCGCCGGCTCACCGTGAGTGAACGGGACAATATCCTCAAAGGCAACGAAAGCAATAAAAACGGGGCCGGGGAATACGAAAGGGGCGCGCTGATGAGTCGAAAGGTCGTTGAAGTCGGCCTCGTCGAGCCCAAGACGACCTTCGAGGAACTGGGCGAACTTCCAGCGGTCATCGTCGAGGGGATCGCCAAGGAAATCATGGATTTCAACGGATGGAGCGTCGATGGCCAAAAAGCCCTCGGCGACCAGTTTCGCCCTCCAGCCTGATCTCCAGTTCCGATTCATGCTCGCAGAACGGCTTCACATGACCGTGGCCCAGATCCGTGAAATGGATTGTGTTGAATACATTCAATGGCAGATCCACTTCCAGCGAAGGGCCAAAGCCCAGAAGAAAGTTCCGAGTGCGACTAAAAATAAAATGAGGCTATAAATGGCGGTAACGATCGCAGATCTTTTAGTGGGCATCCGCACCAATATGTCCGGGTTCGAAACGGGCATGAGGAAGGTGGAACAACGGATTCAGAAGGTCAGTGATCGGGTGGCCCGGGCCGGTCGATCACTGACCATTGGATTGACTGTCCCCCTCACCATCATGGCTGGTGCGGCCACCAAGGCCGCATCAGATTTCGAATCATCGTTCGCTGGCATCCGTAAAACCGTCGATGCGACGGAAGCAGAGTTCAAGGCTCTCTCCGAGGGAATGCGGGCTCTTTCCAAAATCAAACCAATCGATGTGAATGAACTTAACCGGATCGGTGAGGCAGCCGGTCAGTTAGGAATTAAGAAAAAGAATATCCTCGCCTTTACAGCCACGATGGCTGATCTCGGAGTTGCAACTAATCTGACTAGTGAACAAGCCGCGACATCATTTGCGCGTATAGCGAATGTGATGCAGATCCCACAGGATCAGTTTGATCGCATGGGATCGGCTGTTGTCGGACTTGGCAACAGCATGGCGACGACTGAAGCCGAGATCGTTGCCTTCGCCCTGCGGATAGCTGGAGCCGGGAAAATATTAGGACTAAGCGTTGACCAGGTGCTTGCCTTCGGTGCGGCATTATCATCAGTAGGTATTCGTGCGGAGGCTGGTGGGTCTGCGATATCAAGGGTGATGATTGAGATTGCTAAAACAGTATCGCAGGGTGGACGAGAGCTTGAAATATTCGCTGGGATTGCTGGAACAACCGCAGAGGGATTTCGTAAAGATTTTAAGGAAGGTGCCGCCAATGCGACTCTGTTTTTCATAGAGGGACTTTCACAGTTAGAGCAACAGGGTAAAAACATCTTTCCAATATTAGAAGAGCTGGGACTCAATAGTATCCGAGTTCAACAGGCACTACTGGGCGCCGCCAATGCAGGGAATCTTGTCCGTGAAGCCTTAAAGCGATCCGCAAAAGATTACGAAGAAAATATTGCATTGACGGAGGAAGCCCGAAAACGGTATGCGACATTTGCCAGCCAGGTTAAAATACTCTACAACCAATTAAAGGATGTGGCGATCACCGTTGGTGGGGCCTTGCTCCCGGCATTTAAGAACCTCATAGTTGCAGTTCAACCCTTAGTCGCCCGCATCACGGTTTTGGGGGTCGCATTCTCTGATTGGTTTCAATCTTTGAGCATTGGATCGCAACAAGCGATCATCGCTATGACCGGACTGGCAATCGCGGCCGGGCCATTGCTGGTGGCGTTTGGATTGTTAGGATCTGTCATGGCTATAGCCGTTGGCGGATTAGCGTCAATGGGAGCAGTCGCATTGACGATCGCTTCTCCGATAAGAGGCCTCATCAAATATTTTAAGTTGATGGGTAATTGGGCAAGATTTGCGGGTGTATCTGTTATCGGACTGACGGCTTCCATGCTTCTGACGGTGGCCGGAGTGGCGGCCGCAGGCGCAGCTATTGTCGCCGTTACTGCGATTATCGTCGCCAATTGGGAGTTTCTGAAAGACCATGCCGCTAACATATGGGGAGGAATAACGAAGGTCATTCAGGAGAAATTCCTTGATCCGTTAAGTACGTTCGCCGGCAAGGTAATGAAATTTTTTGAACCTGTTATAAACTTCTTCAGAAAAATCGCCGAAAAAATAGGGATTGAGCTATCCCCTATGGTGAGTGCGATGGGTGAATCTCTCGACGAATTAAAAAACACGGTCAAAGAAAAAGCTGGCGCTGTAGCCGGTGTGGTTGCAGGGGTGTTCAAGGATGCCGGTAATGACGTAACCAAAGGCCTGGGCATCATGGGTGATACGGCGAAAGCGGTATCCGCTGGCGCTCTATCTCCGATAGGAGATATTCTCGCAAGCCTAAAGGAAAAGATGTCTGATTTCAACAAAGGTGGAGTGGCGGCCTTCGCTGGAGTAGGCAAGGCGTCCAGTGACACCGCTGATAAAGTTGGCGAAAGTACCGGGCGGATGGCGAATTTCGTCGAGGAGCTAACAGACGAAACAGCCAAAACAGTCGATGCGTGGAAGAACCAATGGAATAGCGCCGTCGGATCGATGCAAAGGACGACCGGGAATTTCTTCTCCGATTTCCTT